GTATTATCACGTTTCCATAAACTCATATCTATTTTCCTTATACTGCCATTGGTGCTTTAATACTAAGCATTGGATCATAGTCCAAGAGCGTGTATGCGCTTGTCTTAGTAGCCAGTAATTCGTCAAGTGTTGTAAACTTGGGCATTAACAATGTAGGGCCTTTACGCGGTGTACGTTCTAGTTGTTCTTTAACTTGATCCATATGATTCTGATAGATGTGACAATCACCGCCACTCCATACAAAGTCGCCTACTTCTAGTCCTGCAATTTGTGCAAGCATATGTGTAAGCAAACTGTAGCTTGCAATGTTAAACGGTACACCTAAGAACATGTCTGCACTACGTTGATATAGTTGACAACTTAGTTTGCCGTTGGTTACTTTAAATTGTGCAAGTGTATGACACGGTGGTAACGTCATTGCGGCAAGTTGGTTAGGGTTCCACGCACTTAGAATAATGCGTCTACTATCTGGATCATTTTTAAGTTGATTAATTATTGTAGTAATCTGATCAATGCCACTAAGCATTGGTGCGCTATTGTGCATGTGTCCGTTAAAGTTACGCCATTGATGACCATATACAGGGCCTAGTTGTCCTTCTAGGTATCCTAACGCCTTGCCTTGTGCGTTAGCATTAGCAGTCCAAATAGTATTCTTTCCTTCTAACTCTGAACGATCCTTTTCAAATGTAATTTCAGCAAGTCTACGCTCGTCTCTACTACCTTCTAAGAACCACAGTAGTTCGCCTACAACACTTTTCCAAGCTAACCGCTTAGTAGTTACTGCGGAGAAACTATCACGCAAATTAAAGCGCATTTGATAGCCAAACACGCTACGTGTGCCTACACCTGTGCGATCACTTACGTCTTCACCGTTCTCTAATATATGCTCTAGGGCATCTAAATACTGCTTCATTTAATTTTACTCCATACATCTACATATACGTTGTTGTTTAATCCGCTACTGGTAAGACTGTAGTTTTCTTCTATCAGCGTTCCTGGTAAGAATGTATCACAGTCGTACGATCCTTTGATACGACTTAGATGAAATTCATCAATAAGGTTTATACAACTAAGAATAAGTTTAGTGCCACCGATAATCCAAACAGGATAATCTTGACTTAAACTAACTATACGATCATTGATATTATCACAAAACACAAAGTCAGCATTTTCTATATTACGATTTTCTATTGAAGTTATAACTACATTAGTTCTATTTGGTAACGGTTTTTTGGGCAAACTTACCCATGTATTTCTTCCCATAACAATAGCACAGTCTGTTGTGCTTTCTTTAAACCATTTTAAGTCTGCTGGATTATGCGGCCAAGGAAGAGTTCCGTCTTTACCAATGCCGTAATTATCATCACAGGCTAGGATTGCTTTGATTGTCATCCAATATCCTTTTCATTGTATTACTTGCTATTGTAGGGAATAATCTAGGAGCAACACTATGAATAATAAGTGCCGGTACTAGTAGTTGCAATTTTAATGCAATTTTAAGAGCGTGTATCATGTGTTGCACCCCTGTCATATTTGCTTTTTTAAGATGCAATTTGCATTGCTTGCTTAACATTATTAAAACTCCATATCTGCCGCAATAATGAAGCGGTCTTTTTGAGATTGTACTATACCAGGTCTGTGCCAAACTGATCCAGGATATATCATCCAGTGTCCTGTTTTCCAAGGTACAAAAAAGTTACCTTCACCTTCTGGACTAATAGGTGCTAATTCTGTTCCGGCTGTAGTTAAATCTTTAACGTCTTCAGGCAAGTGCATATAGTACACACCGCTTACTGTTTTTGTTTCCGGATTATGATTGTGATGATGCCACAGTGCATCTCTTTCTTCAACATGTTTAAGTGAAGTTTGAAATGCCCAACTTTGTATATTTTTGATAGGTACTTCACGTTGCAAGTATTTAAAGCAACTCCAAATAAAGCTCATTTTTAAATCTGTAAATTCTTGGAATACATTCCAGTTAGTTTGGTACTTGGGACTATTTGTCCAAAAGTTACCTGCTTCAATTCCTGCACTAACATCGCGACACATCGAGTTACGATTATCTTCACTAATTAAAGCGTTCCAGTCATAATACTCGTATTCAACCATTTTTTATATACCTATCTTCTACTACGTTCTGATCAAAGTCAACTCTAGTATATTCGTTCTGAGACATTGTGCTATATATTAACGCTCTATTATCTTCGTTTTCATATTCTATACTAAACATTTTAACATCATATTCAGAAAAATCAAATCCTTTGAGTACATCAATTTCTGCACCTTCAACATCAATGCTTATGTAATCAATCTTATGCGGTGCACTATAAAGTTTTAATAAATCTGTAAGTGTAATTGTAAAGACTTTATGATCGTTCATTTTTACGCCCATATCGTTACTTACAAGTCCGTCAATGCCGCTTCTAAGATTCCAACCATAAAATTCTGATTGATCACCTAAATATTTAAAGGGTAATATTTTACCTGACTTGCTATATACACAAAGGTCGCTAACTAATGTATCTCTAGCACCGCACATACTTTTTAATGTAACAGGATTTGGATCTACACAAATACCTTCCCATTTGTAAAACTTTTCAAGTAAGTAAGTGTTACTAGCAGTAACTCCATCACTAGCACCAATGTCAACAAAATACCCTTTTCTATAGTAACTGTTTTCTAATGCCCAGAAGTCACACCCGTTTTCGCTAAATTTTAAATTTGAACCTTCAGGACCCATTAGCCTGTCCTCAGAACAATATGTATACCCCAAGGTGTAGTAATAGGAGGATCACTAAGCTCATTAATAGGAATACATTTAACGGCACTGCTAAAGTCTGGATGAAACTTTTCTTCTTCACTCCATCCAAGGTCACCGCCAACTTTATGACTTAAACATGCACTATGCTTGACAGCCGCATCATTCCAAGTAACAACACCTTTTCTTAATTCTGCAATTATTTTGTTAGCATCTGCTACTGCTACTTCTAGCGGACGATCGTGCGAACTATTCTCAGCTTCGTCGTAACTTAGCAATATGTGCTTACACTTAATCTTCATTCATCATCTCCGCAATTTCTGTTAACTTCTTAATAAAGTCTTCAACAGCATTTAGATCCTGTTCTACCTCAGTGTCAATTTCTAATTCTATTTTTATTTTCATATGTTTTATTATTTGCCTTCGCCGGGCTTTTCGCTAAAGTGATTTTCAAATTTATCAGGCACTCCGTCCCATTCTTTAGCATCTTCAGGCGGAGTTCCCATTACTGAAATATTTGGCCATGTGTTTGACCATTTATGATTAATGTCGTACCATTTATTATCAACGTCATTAAAGTCTGTAATAATAGCATCAACCGGACATTCTGGTTCACAGACACCACAGTCAATACATTCGTCTGGATTAATAACTAACATGTTTTCACCCTCGTAAAAACAGTCAACTGGACATACTTCTACACAGTCCATGTGCTTGCACTTAATACAATTATCGTTTACTAGATAAGTCATTTATTCAACCTTGCTAATCTAATTAATGTTGCGGCCAAATTAATTTCTGGGTCGCTTACTAACGTATGATCAACTAGTCCTTGTTTAATTACTAGGATAGCACTTTCCTGTTTTTCATCATCACCAAACAAAGAAATATTATCATACAACCACTTGTATATATCTTCTATTTCTTCTGGGCGAGCTTGACTACACACTAGTTTTCTTGCTTGACCAATCTTGCCAGCTTTAAACAGTTCAACCATTTCAAGTTTGTAATCTGCATCGCCGCTGTCGCTCTTTGCTGGCGGAACTAATGCACCGTCTACACAGTTCATTTGTACCATATTAATACATTTGCGCAAGTCTGGATATGTAGCCTTTACGTATGTGTCTAGTACATCTAAATCTGGAACAACTTCTTCTGTAATAAGAATCTCAGCTACTCGTGCTGTAAACTCAGTTTGGTCAATGCGTTCAATATGAAAGCCTTGGCAACGACTATGTAGTGCAGGAATAATTCTGTTAGGATAGTTACAAGTCATAATAAACCTACTTGTAGTATGATACTCTTCCATCACGCCACGTAGTGCGGCTTGTGCGTTAGGCGACAAATAGTCAGCCTCATCAAGTAGTACAACCTTAAAGTCACCAAACGGAATCATTTGTACAAAGTTTACAATCTTGTCACGCACATCTTCTACAGAGTTTGTACGACTAGCGTTAATTTCTAGTACATCATACTCGTTTACTTCTAACTGGTTAAGTAAAATTTTAGCAAGTGTTGTTTTACCAATACCTGCGTTACCACTAAACAATAGATGCGGAATAGTACCGTCTTTAATCCAAGTGTTTACTTGATTACGCTGATGTTGATCTCTAAAAACATAACCATCTACTGTTGCTGGACGGTATTTTTCTACCCATAATTCCTTCATCGTACTTCTACTCCAAAATGTTTATATGATTGCTGTACGCATATAGCTTGATAATAACAATCAGCTAATGCATTATGTAGTTCTTCTTGTATTGCTTTACGCGGATCCTGGGGCATCATTGCAAACAGCGTTCGACTGTCTCTAATTTGCCAAAAGTTCCACGGACACGGTTTACCTATGCCGCTGTACAAGTTTTGCAAAATTGCATAGTCAAATAACGGTCCTTGACACCAAAGCTGGTCAATGCCTACACACCATTTATTAAGTGCCTTTGTAAGCTGATCCATGTTAACACGATCCTCGTGTTCTCCAAACGCTTCGTCTTGGATCTTTTGATCTTGTTTGCCCCACCAAGCAAGTGTATTGTCATCTACACTTCTGCCGAGCTGTTCTGTTTGTTCTTCAATATCGCAACGTAAATATAATCCACTGTGCGGTTCAACACCAGTATACGGATCAAATTTAATAGCACCTAGGGTAATAATAGTACTGTCTGGATTTACTCCAAGAGTTTCTAAGTCTATCATTCCGTGTACTTTAGTGCCCATATTAGCCCTTCCTATTCTCTTGACCGATTGCGCTTAGGATTAATGCGACATATAGTAACGGCCATGCCCAGCCGGTGATAAATCCTGTAGTGTGCAGTATTAACAAAGTCACACCACATACTCCAGTAGTACCTATACCACTGCTTTGGGGTTTTGGGAATTTCATAAAAATACTCCTTAATCGTTATATACATTATAGCATAAAACAATTAAGGAGTCAAGTGTTTTTTTACTTAAAGATCGCCGTCTTTACGGTTTTCGGAATAATGTACATCAAACTCACCGCCCGGGTAACGTGCTTTAAGTTTGTTTACATTTTCTGCTAGAACTTCATTAGGGTCCAAATTAAGTGCCCTGCAACTATTAACCCAGTACCAAGCAATATCGCCAAGTTCTCGTTTAGCATGAAAGATAGTTGCATCATCAAGTGGTTTACCTTGGAAAATACATTTTTTAACAATTTCAGCAAACTCGCCTCCTTCGCTCGCCATACCAATCGAGCCTGTTAGTAGTAGTGCCATGTTAACACCACTTTCAGTTTCTAGTTTATCTAGGGTTTTTGATAGCTCAGTAGTATTATTACTTGCTGTGCTAGTTACTTCTTCTACAAATTCTTTATACTTATTTAGATCTACGTTATTCACATTAGCCTCTTTCTTTGAGTGTTTTAATTTCTTACTGTGTCATCTGTCCGCGAGCGTTAACAAAGTCTTCTGGGCGAGCTTGATCACCGTTTACGTCAATTTCTTCACCTAGTCTAAGGTCATTGGGTTTTTCTTCAGCCCAACCTAAGATACTTTCTGCTTCAACCATTCGTACTGTAATTGGCTCTTCGCCATCTAGTGCAATGTTTAAGCCTCGTGTCCAGCGACCATGTTCGACTAATATCCATTGTCCTACTTCATATGGATCTACGTTTGTTGGACCTTTAGAAAATACTTTACCCCAACGTGGATAAATTCCTCTAGATTCGCCATCATCACTTCTAATAATAAGCCCACCTTGGGTATATTGTTCTCCAAATTCCATATCGGTAACAAGCACTCTATCATTGATAGCTCGCAATTTTTCAGCTTTAATTGTTACTTGGTGGCCTCGCTTGTTTGCGGCCATATCTTTATAATTAAACATTAATCACCTTTTTTTACAAAATTACCATCTGCATCTTCAACCCATTCGTCATCGGTTGCTTTTGCTTCTGCTTTAGTCTGTCCTGTTCTTGCCTTAGTAGCACGAGGAGTTGGAACTTCAACTTCTACTGTTTCTTGTACAGGCTCTGCTGGAGTAGGTTCTTTCTCTGATGCTTCGAACTGTGTAGGTTCAACATTATCATCATAAAAGTCACGCATTACTTCTTCACGCTTGCGAATGATTTGGCCGCCTGCTCCTAGTTCGTCTCCACGAGCATTTACTTTAGCATTGCCTACTGCTGGTGTTAATTCATTTCTTTGTCTTAACAAATCCATATCAACGGTTTTGCCCGTCATAGTTTTGTATATTTTTCGACCTGTTTGCTTTACTGCCATTTGTGTCTCCTTGTTATATTAGTACTTATCTCAGGAACTCTCTCCAATCCAGGTCATACTGGATCGAATCTATTTTGTGTACACCTATTAAGTATAACACATAACTTGCTACAGAGCTACCTCTACCTACACCCCAAACAATATTATTCTCACGCATGAAGTCTACAAGATAGATCATGTAACGTAATAAGTCGTGCATACCACGTGCTTCATATTCTCTAAGTTCTTCCCATATACGTTCTTGATGGGGGATTTCCTCACAGGGTATTTCTGCTTTACCTAATACATAATGGTATACATTAAGTTCTTTATATTTGTCAGGCATAAACCATTCGGACTGTAACGCACCGTCAAAGTCTTTCTGCTCTACATCAATTGGGATATATTGTTTAAGCTCAGGTAAGTACTGATCACGCATTGCTTTGTTAAATTGATCAATGTCGTCACTTGGGTCACATAGTACTACGTGGCATTTGTCAGCATGACCTGAATAGATCATGTCAATAAGATCCTTGTTAGAGAATCGTGGTATTCCTAGGTTGTCTGTTTTCATTAGCATACATATAGTTTAACTGATATTAATCAGTTTGTCAAGATCTAAATCGCCATTTTTACGATTTTTTTGTTCTTCTACTTGATTTCTTGCTTCTTTCATCATTGCTTCTTGTCTATACAATTCAATAAATGTAGAAATTTGGTCGCGGACTTGGGGATTTTGAGTTGCAAAGTATTTGTTAGTTAACTCTGCAACTCGATCGTAAAGTTGCTGTACTGACATGTTTGAGGTGTCTTCAGCAAATGGATGCATTACTGGAAGATTCCTAAATACTTAGCCCATACAGTAGCGCCACTGTCATAGCTAGTAAATTCAAAAGCATAATACTTACTTGCTTCATCTGCGCCTGGTGCACCAATTACTGCTGTAGTATTAGCTGTCGGCCATCCGTTGTCTGTTTTAATAGTTCCAGCACCTGCATTGGATGCAAATGTAATAGTTCTATTAGTAGCACTACCAGCGGCTTGGTCACTTTGTACGTGTACTCTAATCTTACCTGCTTTTGCAGTAACACTAGACCAGTTTGAAAGTGTAAATGTAATATCTGCACCTGCTTTAAATTCTTGGTATCCACCGCTATCTACGTTAATGTTTTGGCTAGTATTAACTGTAGTACTTGCAACGTATGCCGTCTCAGTAACATTTTCTAAGTTTGCGCCCGAAACTGTGTTACCTAAGAAATTGTTTGCTACATTTAATTTTGCAGTGGTAGTCTGCAATGTTTCAATCTCTGCCTTCGCCGCAACAAAGTTAGTTTTGATTGTTGAGAAATTATCTCTAAATCCTTGTGAGTCGTTATCGACACCTGCAATTGGATAATCGCTATTCACCGCAGTGTCATTAATATTACTTGCCATCTATTTGCTCCTGTTATATGTATTTATCGGCTTTACACATTGAATTGGTAATTTCCGAACGGTATGTATTGTTCGTTACTGTTTCCATTTGTACTGTCAATATTGTATCTTTCAATCTCAATATCTAGTTGTCTAAAGTCGAAGTTACTATTTTTAATATTTAGAATTACACTATCTGCTTCTCCCGGCTTACAATAACATAACGGTATTGCAAGTGTAAATCCTAATTCTGACTGTCCTTGCACTTGTGCAGTACGCATCCATAAAGGATAAAACTCTCTTAGATTGCTACCTACTGCTCTAATACGATCTCTCATATTAGTAATATTACTGATATATTTACGTTGATCTTTACTGTCACTTACTAATACTGCATCACTGTCAATTTTGATTGTATTAGTTGTTGGGCGCAATCTTAAACTATCAGAGCTGATACTGTCGTCAATATCTGCTACTACAATGTCACTACCGTTACGTAGTACAAGAGGTATACTGCCGCCCGGCGTAAACAACACAGGACCAACTCTTGTATAGAATGTAATAGTTCCTGTTGATGCAGGACTAGTTCCGTCACCGCCTCTAAGGCCTAACGTAAAGAATCCTTCACCTGTACCAACACCAGTATTATCGTCAGTGACTGAATATTGAATACTATCTGTTGTAATCTTATTTTTTGTTGTTGCTACAAAACTTTGTTTTGTTTTTCCTTTGATTTTATCCGGCTCGTCTGGATCAATAACTTCTAAATATATTACTTCATATACAGTGTCATTACTTCCAGGATTTTTTGCTATTGCTTTTTTAACTTGGCCTAGCTTATAACTTTTTCTCTTGTGATTCTTTGCCGCGGCCGCTACAAATTCTCTTACATCTTTAGTTTCAATGCCGGCATACGCTAACATTTTAATTTCGCTTTGTAATCCAAATGTATCATCGTTTGGTCTATATACGCTTCTTGGTGTAAAGATAGTTGGATCAGATACAAAGTTTCTAAAGTTTATTCTTTGTGTTTGTTTTAACAGTGGAACCATTGATAAACTACTGTATAGTAAATCATCTGGATCTGTAGTAGTGATAGTAAATGTTCTAGTTGATGCACTAAATTGGAATTGATCCTGTGCCTTAACAGTAAATGTGTAACTACGGTCAATGGTAGTTGTAAGTCCGTCAAACGTTGTTGCTGTAGTTGCTTTGTCAATAGTTGTTAAGCCCAAATCACCAACTGCACCAAACTGTTTAATTTTACCTTGTAGCTGTCCGTCAATTGCTAACGTAATGCCAGGAGGCAGTCTTCCTGATTCAAAGCTATAAAGTACAACCGCGCTAGTAACATTACTAGTAGCACTAACACTTAATGTACTAACAAAGTTTGCTCTTAAATTTCCAAGACTGGCCGCAGTGTTCCATGTAATGGCACTTTCGACCTCGCCTAATAGCTTAACACTGAATTGTTTATCTTTAGATACAGTCGGATTGCTAGTAATAGTGTTACGCTTATCAAAGTTATAAAACGATATTGTAACAACTTTATTTGAGATAGTTGCACCATTTGAATCGTATGTTTTATATCCTACGTTAGGAATAGTTCCAATAAACTTACCTCTAAGATAGTCAGTTGTTCCTACTTCAATTTTAGTAGTAGCAGTATTTTTTGAAGTAGAAGTAACTCTACCATTTTCTATAGTCCATACAGTTTTATCAAGTACATCAATTGCAACATATGATTTATTATCACCTGCATCTGCTGTAGAAACAGCCGCCTCGTTAAATACTACCCAACCCGATCCGCCTAATCCGTTAAATCTAGTATCAGCAAATTCTGTCCATGAAACATTTTCGTCACCGCTCCATGTCTGGCCTACACCAAAGCTATTTGCAAATGGCTGTGTTGTTGTATCGGACGAAGAACCTAGTTGTCTTAGTGCTTCGATTGTAAAATTATATTCTCGTGTAACAGCTGGCTGATAAGGAATACGTCCTGCAATTTCTCCAGTAGTGCCGTCAATAATCATGCCTGGCGGCAATGCACTTACGCTTCCGTCTGCGTTTGAATCTTTAACTGTAAAGCTAATAATGCCTGTGTTACTAGTCGGATCATATACATCAAGGAATAGTGTTACATAGTTGTTGGCTCTTCTATATCCCAAGTCGCTTGGTGTTAACCAAACTGGTGCTCTAAGGTATGTGTTATCTGCCGTAAATAATCCTGTAGCAAGTTGCATAATAGTATTATCTGATCTTAGGAAATCGTCACCTACAAGATAGATTTGAAACTTGCGGTGAGCAATAGTAACACCGTCGCTTGCACTTACTGTAAATTCGTAATATCGATTTAATTTTTTAGGACTTCTAGTAGCAACATTATAATCATAAAATGTTGTATCGTAGTAATAGCTTTCAAAACCGTTTGCACTCTTGACGCCAAAATCAAACGCATGTTGTCCGTATGTATTTGTATCAAAGAATCCGCTATTTGCTCGTTGTTCTAACGCTAGTATAGGTTCAACTATTCCTGTAAGTTTACCAGTAGTAGTACCTAGTGTAATACCCGGAGGTAGTTCGCCGTCATTGTCGGCAATAAAGTATTCAATAGTGTCGCCAGCTGGTAAATCAGGATCAATAAGTTGTAATTGGAAGTCTACTAAACTACTGTCTAAAATATAAAATTTGTTGTTAGGACCTATTGCTAACGGTCCTTCAGGAGTTACCCATACTGGAGCATCTGCACCATCAATTTTTAATTTCAATGTTAAGTCTTCTGTGACATTGTCATTAACTGCTCTCATTACAAACTTAAATGTCTTTAGAAATTTTACTTCATTGGGAGTTCCTGTTAGTATAGTTCCTTCTATTCTTAGGCCACTCGGAATCGCTCCACTAATGAGTGTAAGAGTACTTCCGGCAGATACCGGTAATGGTATTGTCTGTGTGATACTTTCTTGAAATGTACCTAAGTTGTAACCTGTGCTAACGGTCCATAATTGTGCCATTTATATTCCTTAACTAAAACTAGTGCCAAATTCTGCTGTAGGTTGTGCTGACGCTGTAAACGTACTAGAACCGTTATCAAAATCAACAGTCATATTATGAATCAAGTATTCTAATCCAGTACTAAATGATTCTGGGTTAAATAGTCCTAAGTCTAGTTCGTTAACATAAGATTGTATGCCATCCATTTTACGGATATCAAGATTATGTACTAAACCTGTCATATTACCTACGTTAGTAATATCATTAGTTTGTGCGTTCAGTGTTGCTGTTAGTTTAGGTGCTGTATCAGTTTGGACTGACGTAACACTTGACACTGTAATCGTTGTTCCGCTTAGATTTGTAGTAGTTGTTCCGCCACCTGCAATAGTTAATGCATTACTGTTTGAATCTAGTGTAAGGTTATTATTATCGGCAAACACTTGTACGCTAGGTAAGCCTGTTGCTGTACTATTAATTGTAACAGTATTAGCATCAGAAGCAAGTGTTATTGCTGACCCAGCTACAATCTTTTTAAACTGTAGCTCTGCTAAACTTATTTGCGCAAAAATACCCTCTCCACTAGCTCCTAGATTAGCTCCAGTTGTTTGCTCCGGCGATCTTGCACTAAGTTCTGCAAAGTTGTTATTAACTTTTACAAACGCTTCACGAAGATCATCACCTGTGCCGTCGTTTGCTATCTGTCCTATATTTACTGTCTGAATTGCCATGTGTATCTCCTACGTTGTATTTATTTAACAACTAACCCTTTAATGTTACTACTAAATGTTTGCGTCTTGCCGTACCTAGATAACATAAATCTATTAGGCCCTCCAACAAGATCGTCAGTATCTTCATAATTTGTAAGGTCACTTGCAGTATTTAATATTGCTAGTGAATCTGTTTCTATCTTTGACTTTAGCTGTGCAGGAGTAAGTCCTGGCTCAGTTTGCAAATACGTTGCTCCTACGCCGGCAACTTGTGGACTTGCCATTGACGTTCCGCTAATGTTACACTGTCTCCAACTGCTACTGCCGTAGTATACTGCATCACCAAACCTATTAGTTTGACTAGTGCAACTAATGATATTGTGCCCTGCCGCATATATATTTACACCCGGGCCTGTTGTGCTAAAACTTACTTTACGTTCTGTTGTAGCATTAGTTGGCGTAGCGTCTGCACACCCTACCATAAATGCATCATCACTATACGGCGAGCTTCCTCTATGATAGTTTGCTGTAACTCCATTACTTGCAAATACAATATTATTATAATCATCACCGCCTGATACATCTGCTTTAAAACTATTATTACCAGCCGCAATACACACATGCACCCCTGCCGCAATAAGTTCATCTACGTCAGTGTCCACTGAAGCTACTCTAATAGGAAATCTATAAGCACCTGAACTGTAGTAAGTTGCAAAGCCGTAAGTAGACCACATATGCGCGGCATTACCAAACGATCCGTCACTGCCTGAGTTATAAGTTGTTCCACGATAAACTATACTCGTAATATTACTAATAGAGTTTCCTACATTTGAACTATATCCCCAACTCATATTAACAATAGTCGGGCGCTTAACTCCTGTTAGAGGATCTGCTTCTTTTGCGTTGTGCCAATTTTTAATAATATCAAAACAATTACTAACTGAAATACCAGTATTACTGTCACCTGTACCTTCTAGACCGCCCACCTTAACACTAAAGATCCTAGCGTTCTTTGCCCAGCCATATGTTTTACCAACTGCTGTACCAGCAACGTGTGTACCGTGTCCGTCAGTGTCTCTATAATGGTTAGCGTTTTGTGTAAAAGATATTCCGCTTTCATCTGCCCAGTTAATTTGATGTGCTCTATGAAAGCCAGTATGTGCTAGATAGTTTTCGTTACCTTGATCGTTTCCTTTGAAGATACTTTTCAATGTTGTAAAACTTGGCTTGCTTAATACAGGCATAAAGTATTTTTTGAAAAGTTGATAACCTTGTGGATTATTTGTTCTAATACCAGCCGGTGTACGCATGTCATCAGTCCATTCTGGTGCAAGGCTATCTCCGTTCCAAAACTCACTCATACCCCACATGCCCCAATTAAGCAGATACATATATTCTTTATAAGCAATCTCTGCCTGTTCTGTGTTAGTTGCCCAACTAGGTGCATAATCACTTGGATCAAATTTACTCGCGGCAATAGCTTCTGACATTGCAAGATGTAGTTCAGTTGTTTTCCAACTATCTCCAACAGCATTTGTAGCAAGCCAATTTAATCCTGTTGCACTACCTGGAGTTGCGCCTGGCAATCCAAATAAATGTATTGTATGAAACAAGTGTTCCATAACTTCTTCAATTTCACTATCTTGTGTAGTTGGTGAAGGCCCGCTTGCATTATTATACCATACCATATCGTTAGCCACATGTGAGTCTAAAAATGTTTGATATCCTGCATAACTTGGAATGCCCGCATCAGTTAGCCAGTTAGGTGAATAACTTGAACCTGCACTGTTACCAATTCTTTGTGCAGTTGGCATACCTGCATGGAATGTACCAGCATCACCTTTTAGTGTTGCTATTAGATTTTTTTGTTGTGTAAGATTAATATGTGTGCCTGTAGGATCAATTAATAGTTTTACAACTTGTGCAACTTTTTTACTAAAGTCATCTGGCACTGCTGACTGTCCGCCTACTGCACCTGCCGGAACAAGTTTTAATCCGTGAACTGTGACTTCTCTATCAAACACTGCGCCATTTGTACTGTTAGCGGCAAGTGTTGTGCTAATATAATCGCTAGTGTTTTCCATAATAAATTCTGGATGATCAATTTGTAATCCACTATCTTGAATAACTACATCAACTCCGTGCCCGTCTAGTACGTAGGGCATAGTTGCGCTAGTAGTAGTTCCAGTACCGTATTGGTTTTCTCTAATGCTGTGTCTTATTTTACCCCAGTCGTAGTACTCGCCTGAATCACTAGTACTTTTATTAAAAGTTCCGGTTTGTGTTGCAGTCAGTCCAATCTGAATATCTGTTCTAACTTCTGGAGGTAACTGTACATCGAGCACTCTTGAATCATTGCGTAGAGCTTGGGCTTCATCGTCAGTTAGTGCGTAGTGCGTGTTTCTTTGTGATGCAGGTCTAGCGTTTTCAACACCAACAATACGTTGAGGAATATCTCCACCGCCTGTTTCTGCAATCATCTCTTGGTTAAATGCAGTGTAGTCTACATCTTTATGTAAGGTTACAATATACTCACGTTCAGTCATGTACTATCCTTTAATGTAAGTCTACCCAAGCGCCACCAGCGTAGCCTTGGAATTTATTTGTAGTTGTATTGTAAATGGTATCGCCATTTACTCCTGTAAGAGCGTTGCGTTCAGCAGTTGTAAAACTTGCTAGTCTTAGTGGACTTTGTGTAATCTTAACAGCGTCTTCAGCAATAAATTCAATTGAGCTTGCACTTGTAATCTGTGGAACTCCTGTTCCTGTGCCTTCAAAACTTTCTGCTTGCAATGATCCTGTTACGGTCATATCGTTTTGTACTGTAAGATCGCTACTTAATACCATTGCTGGCGTTACTGTAATTGCACTAGAATCGTCTGTATCGATTATGCTAGAACTAAATGTAAAGTTCCCAACTGATTCACCGCCTGCCGCGTTAGTCCAAATGCCTCCAACGTATTTTATTACTTGGTTTGCCAACGGGGTGTTAATACTTACATCAGACAGTGTAGTGATACTAGTTGATGTTAAGTTTGCAAGATAGCCTGAGTCGTTTGTAAATGAACTTACTGCTGTGGGCTTTCCTGATAAGTCAGCATATGCTCCTGTAGTTGCTACTGTTGCTAGTGTAGGTGTGCCTGTAACATTTGAGTATTGTACTCCTGTAATATTTGCACCACCGCCGTAGAAGTTAGTTGCATAAGCGTTTAAATAAACATTGTTGCTTGCGCCTAAGTTATATGTACTAGTTGCAAAAGGTGTAACATTACCAAAGCTAACACTATCACTTACTTCAGAGCCGCCTGCTAATACTTGACTAAGTGTAAGTCCTGTTAAACTTGCACCACTACCAACAAATGATGTACCTTTTATATCGCCTGCTACTGTTAATTTGTGTGTAGGAGCAACATCAAACATACCAATGCGTTGCGTACCTGTGTCAATATACATTGCTGACACTGTGCCACCCGATGGCTTAATTTTAAAGTTCATGTCCTGCTCAGTAACACTGTTTTCAAAAATTACTGCGTTGTCAATATGTATTTTTAAGTTATTGTTAGTACCAACTACAATACCCATATCACTATTAAATGTTACTGAACCGTTTTGTGTGTAATTTCCGCTAGTACTAACAGCATCAGTAATTCCGTATCCTGATAATGTTGTAGGAGTGCCAACTAGTGAACTCCATTCGCTGTTAAACAATGCAGGTTGATTGGTTAAGTTAGTGTAGTCTAAAAAGTATGGGCTATCAAATCCGTCAAGTGTATCTGCATTTAATCCGCCGCCACCTGAAGTAGCATCATTAGCAGGTGCCCACTTGGTACCGTCCCATTTTAAAACTTGTCCCGGACTGGGCGGGGTTGATTGAGTGTCAACATCATCTAAGTCGCTAATGTCATCTACAATACTAGGTTTGTTTGTTAAGTTATTATAACTACCTGTTGTCGCTACTGTAGCTAAACTAGGTGTTCCAACAATTTCACTATAATTAACAAAGCTATTAACCCAAGCACCGGCATTGTCTTGTCCAGCTGTAGTATTCCATTTTAATAGTTGGGTATTTGCTAACCCTGTTAACTCAGTGGTAATGCCGCTACCACCACCACTGCCACTAGCAGTTGAAGCAATAGTAATTGTTCCATTTAAGTCATCATATGTGATGTCGATGTTAGAGCCTTCTCTAAGTACAGCGTTAACTCTGTCATCAACTCTTTCGTTTGTAAAATACTGATTAGTGCCTTCAGGTAAGTCTGTTGTGCTTGCGGCTACTGTGGGCTTATCTGCTAAGTCATTCCAACTTCCACTAAACGGATTATAACTAACCCCAGCAAGTGTAAGTCCTGTTGCAGAAATATTTCCTGCTCCGGTTATACCCGATCCTGTTAAGTCTAAATTATCACCTATTGGTAATTCTTTTAGTTTGTTGCTATCGTCTCTATCAACAATTAATGGTATTCTATTTGCCATGTCTTTATCCTTATAATGCCGCTATACGTACTTTGAATGCCGCAAAGTCTGCACTTGCCGCTACTTCAGTTTTTAATGTTGCTAAACTTACATACCCTGGTATAGTGCCATTTACAGCATCTACAAGTAATGTACTGTCATCAGCAAATACACTTCCTACTACATCTCTATTTGTATTGGTTACATTTAGTTCTGCAAAGTTATCGTTGATTTTTTTAAACGCCGCTCTTAAAGTGTCGCCGTCACCCTTGTTAGCACTTGTGCCAATGTTTACTGTTTGAATAGCCATTATACTCTCCCTACCACAACTTCGACTGTGCCGCGATCGTCAGTAGTTTTATTAGCTACTGCCTTTCCAATTACAGTTCCAACTTTGGGGTCATTGTCTACAATAGCATACCCTGGTATAGCACTTGTAACAAGCAAGTCTCCTTTATGTACTTTGCCTAGTACCTTAACAGGTACACGCCCTTGTAGTGCAATAGTTCCTATAAACTCTCCTTCAAGTTCTGAATTCATTAAGTATGCAGGATGAGCTGAAATAACACCAGCTATTCTTCTATCACCTTTAGTGTGTGCTAATGTAACTTCTTGTTCGCCACCAAACACAACAACTGTGCCTTCTTCGTACTCAGCGTCTGCTAAGTAATTCTCTGCCAAGTCAGCATATTTTGCACTTGATGCAATACTCGATACTGCGTTAGCATATACTGTACCAAACTTTAATGCACTAGTACCTAAGTCGTAGCCGCCATCGGAACTTGGAACTACTTGTGATTGCTTAAACACTACTGCCGCAACGTTGTTATTTGCTACGATTGCAACTTCACCTGCACTACTAAATCCTGTACCTGCACCAATACCAATACCTGTACTTGAAGTACTCTTTTCACCTGGTGCTTCAATAAAGCTAGTATACATCCAGTCTGCTGTTAC